AACGGATTGGCTTATAAATACTTTACAAAATGTTTTTGGATACCAAACAAAAAGCGGCCAAGCTGTTAACGATCGCACGGCTTTATCTATCGCGTCAGTGCACGCGTGCGTTAGAGTTATTGCAGACGGTATTGCGGGGCTTTCTCTAAAGCTCTACAAAGACGACGGCACTAACCGCGAGCAGGTCGTGGTTCACTACGCCACTGCATTGGTTAACGAGCCTAACGCCTATCAAACCAAATACGATTTTACCAAATACATGGTAAGTCACTTGGCGCTAAAGGGTAACGCTTACGCATTCATTAACCGCGATGCTCGCTACCTTGGCATCGAGTTGCACCCGATTGCGCCTGATTACGTTACACCGGTAATGCAAGATGGCCAACTGTTCTACAAGGTGAATCAAAAAGGAATCCCGGGCATGGTGCCCGCTTCCGACATGTTGCACTTTAAAGGTCTTTGCGGGGATAATCCCCTAGTCGGTTTGTCGCCTATCGTGGTGCACGCCGAAACCTTGGGCATAGATCTAGCAGCAATTAGCCAAAGCGCTGGCGTTTATAAAAACGGCGTTTTGAAATTCTTGTTAACATCCGACGCACAAATTAAGCCTGAGCAAGCAACCCCATTAAAGAAATCTTTAGACGATGTGATAGATGGGGCAAGCCGTTCCACTGTTTTGCCTAACGGCATCAAGATGGAAAAGCTAAGCCTGTCACCTGAAGAGGCGCAGTATTTAGAGACTCGCAAATTTTCTGCAGAAGAAATTGCCCGCATTTTCGGGGTGCCCGCTTCTATGATTGGCGCAAAGGATGGCATCAAGTCTAGCGTTGAGCAGGAATACCAGGACTTTTACGCTCGCACTTTGGCATCTTATGCCATTAACATCGAGCAGGAATTGGCCCGCAAGCTGTTAACAGAAAACGACAAACTAACTTATTACTTTAAATTTAACTTTAATTCGCTGCTTAGAGCATCCGCCAACGAGCGAGCAGATTATTATAACAAGGGCATCCGCGGCGGTTGGCTCTCTAGAAATGAGGCGCGCAGGTTTGAGGACGCTAACGGATTTGATGGCGGCGACGAATACCTAATCGAATCAAACCTAATGCCGTCAAGTAAAATAGATGCTTACATGGATGCCAAAATTGAGCAGCTAATGAGCACAGCCGATAAGAACAACAACCCAGAGGGAACTAATAACACAGAAGTAATCTAATGAAACAAGAAAGGCGCACATTTACGGGCACCGTTATAGCCAGATCAGAAGGCGAGAACATGCCGAAAGAAATCGGAGGCATTGCCGCCGTTATTAATAGCGTTACCGATTTGGGATATTTTGAAGAGGTAATTGAGCGCGGTGCGTTTGACAATGCTTTGAATAAAGAGTACGACATTCGCTGTTTGTTTAACCATGAAGCCGAGTTAATTCTGGGCCGTACAAAAGCAAGCACTTGCAATGTGTTTGTAAACGCTGACGGTAATTTAGAATACACTTGGGTGCCAGACTACGAGAACCCCACGCACATGTCTGTCGTTCGTTCTATCATGCGCGGAGATATTACGCAGAGCTCATTTGCTTTCACGATCAAAGAACAGAAGTGGTCAGAGTCTACCAAATACGGAAGCATGGGCAAGCGCACAATCACAATGATCGAGGATCTGTACGACGTGAGCCCAGTTACTTATCCCGCTTATGCTGACACGGAAGCCGACGCTCGCAGCGTTGTTGCCTTGCGTGATCAAGAGCGTGAAATTGAAGAAGCCAAAAGAAGCCAAGCGGCTGCCGATGTTTTGAAATTGGCGCTGCTTAGATACGAAAACTTATAAAACAAAATTAAAACCATGAATAAAATCAAAGCCCTAAAAGAAGAGCGTGGACGTTTGCTCGGCGAATTGTCTACCTTGCAAACAACCATCGAGCGCGAAGCGCGTTCTATGGCTGACACTGAAACCAACCGTTTGAGCGAAATCGAAGCCCGTTTGGGTGCGATCAAAGCTGAGGTTGAAACCTTGGAAAAGTTGCAAAACCTTGCAGCCCAAGCCGCTGGCCACACTGCTAGCCGTTCAGAAGAAAAAGAAAAGTCAGAAATGGCTAAAGAGTACAGTTTCAAGCGTGCCATTGACATGGCTATCTCTGGCCGTCGTGAAGGTGTTGAGGGTGAGTTTTCAGCCTTGGCTTCTAGCGAGTACCAGCGTAGCGGTGTAAGCGTTAGCGCTCACTCTATGAAAATCCCTTCTGAAGTTTTCAAGCGTGACATGTCAGTAACTGGCGGTACTTCAGGTTCTGAGGGTGGTGTAAACGTTCAAACTTCTGTTGGTTCTATTATCGACGTGTTGCTTCCTAAGACTGTATTGCGCGGTTTGGGTGTTCAGCAGTTGAGCGGATTGGTTGGCAACTTGGATATGCCTACTGCTAGCACTGTACCTTCTGCAGGTTGGAATACTGAAAACGGATCTGCTACTGAAAAGAGCCCTGCGTTTTCTAAAATCACTTTCAGCCCTAAGCGTTTGGCTGCTTACATTCAGGTTTCTAACCAGTTGATGTTGCAATCTAGCAACTCTATTGACGCCTACGTGCGCAACTGGTTGTTGAATGCTATGGCTCAATCTTTGGAAACTGCTGCTATTAAGGGCGGTGGATCTAACGAGCCTACCGGTATTATTGCCAACGCAAACGTAAACGTTACTTTTGCAGGTGGTGCAACTTCTAACGCTACAAACGCTAACGGTATCGCTCCAGTTTGGGCCGATGTTGTTAACTTGATGAAAGCGGTAGAAAACGCCAACGGTGACGGTGTTGCTTACTTGACTAACCCAAAGGTTAAAGCTGCTTTGCAGACTATTCCACGCCAAACTTCTGGTGTAGAAGGTAACTTCATCTGGCCTGCAGGTGGTATGGACTTGAACGGCTACCCAGTTGCTACTTCAACTTTGGTGCCTTCTAACTTGTCTAAAGGTTCTAGCAGCACATTGTCTGCCATGATCTTCGGAGATTTCTCTAAAATGGCAATCGCCTCTTGGGGTGGTATGGAGTTGACAGTTGACCCTTATAGCGGCGCAACTGCTGGCTTGACTAACGTTGTATTGAATGCTTACTTAGATTGCAACTTGTTGCAGCCTGCTGCCTTTGCAGTTTGTAAGGACATCGTAGCCTAATATCCTGCCCGCTCGGGGGCGTAAAAGTTCCGAGTGCTAGGGGTGGTCTTGACTGCACTGCCCCTGGGCCAATATGAAAGTGAGATTTACAGCAAACCCTACAGGCCAATTTAATTTGTCTTACAATGTAGGCGAAGAAGTAATTTTGGAAACCAAGCAGGCCATGCTTTTAATCGAAGCTGGAGTTGCTGAAGAGATTGCAGTATTGACGCCAACCAAAAAGAAGGCAAAACCAGTGAACCCTGAAACCGAACTAGACGCCGAATAAAATGTTTATCAGCCGCCGTTATACCGCCTTTGCAAATGTTGCAACCGACTATCTAAGTTTAGCGGATGCTAAGAGCCATTTGCGTGTTACATCGTCATCAGATGACACCTATATTTCGGGGCTGATCTCTATGGCAATCGAAGCCTGCAGCAATTATTTGGGTTACTCTATACGCAAAGGAACTGCCAAGTATGGTTTTGACGCTTATACAGGCTCTCCTGCGCTCGTTAATCCCGTTAATGGTCTCAATATACCTAGCGGTAATTATCTGCGCTTAAACACGCGCTGCTTGTCTGTTGTTTCTGTGAGTTATGTAAACGATTCACAAGCCGTTATTGCATTTGATTCAGCCTCGTGGTTGGTTTCACCTGATCCAATGGGCAGCTATAGCCGCAATATTTTCTTTGAAGATGCGCCGAGCTCTATTACTGACGACACAATTAAGTACATTGTTGAGATTACAGAAGGGTTTAACCCGGTTGGCACGGCATCCGTTGACCCCGATACAATTTTTCCTGCAACTATTAAGCACGCGGCCCTTTTATTGGTGGCTCAATACTACGATAACAGACAGGCCATTGTAACGGGAACCATTCAAACAGAAATGAGTTTAGGTTTCCATTACCTTTTGGACCCGTACAAAATCCAAATCATGATCTAATGAATGCAGGGTTAATGGATGTGCTCGTGAGCTTGCAAAGCTACACCGAAACAACAGACGCAAACACCGGGGAGAAATTGCAAACGTGGACCGAATACGCAACCGCCTGGGCGCAGCGTGTAGAAGCTGAAAGCGGTAACGAAAACGTGAACGCCGACAGACGCGAACACAAACAAATTGTTAATTACACAGTGCGTTATAACGGTGACATAAGCGTTAAGCATCGCGTTGTTGAGAATGGCATAGCGCACAACATTGTTAACATTGCCAACCTACAGCGCAATTTATATTTGAAACTACAAACTGAGGTTACACTGTAATGGCTGAAACTAATATAACTGGAATGGCTGAGGTAATAAATTCCTTGCAGGCTATGGGTAAAAATATAAAAACCCCTAAGCTGCAGAAAGTTATTCGCCAAAGCAGCCAGCGCATTATTAACACAGCCCGCACTTTGGCACCGGTTAACACGGGCGACCTGCGCGATTCTATTGGATTCATTACAAGCAAGGACAGCACTAACTTAGACAAAGCGCTAATTGGTTTGCGTCGTGAATACTACAACGCTTACCTGGGTGTTATGTTTGAGTATGGCACAGCGCCAAGGATTCAAAAGAACGGACGCTATACAGGCAGTTTAACGCCGCATCCATTCATGCGCCCGGCACTAGATCAAAACGCAAACGCAGTAACTGAAGAAATTTTAAAAGGCGTGGATGGAATCCTAGCCGACTTAGCAAAGAAAAATAACTTAATATACAAATAACCATGGCAACTACTGGACCAGTAAACGGCACCCTGATAAGCATCTATAAAGATGTAGCAGGCACATTGACCAAAATCGCTAACGCGACTTCTCACTCTATCGACATTTCTAAGGACATGATCGACGTTACCAACAAGGACAGCGCAGGCGCTAAAGAGTTTATCGCTGGCGAGTATGGCTACACGTTGAACGTCGAAGGTATCTTTGAAGAAGATGCAAGCGTAAGCGCTAGCGGGCAATCATTCAAAGACATTTTAACCGACCTTTTGGCTGGCACTTCTGTAACTGTTGTAATGACCACAAACAGCACAGGCGATCAAAAATTAACTGGCGCCGCATTTTTTAGCAGCTTGTCATTGAGCGCACCCAATAACGACAAAGCAACTTTCACCGGCACATTGCAAGGTACTGGCGCTTTGACTATTGGCACAGTTGCTTAATACTATTATATTTGTGCCATGAGCACAGAAATTAAAATAGGGGGTGTTCAGCACCCCCTTTTGTTTAACATGAATTCGCTGCGCAATGTTATGCAGCTTGCAGGCATGGAATCGTTTGCAGATCTAAACATGCAAAAGGACCTGGCTAAATCTATGGACTTTGCGCTAGCCTGCGCATTTTACGGAATCGTTGAGGGCTACGAAGCCCAGGGCGAAAAGACACCATTCGCATCTGTTCAAAAACTAGGCGCAGCCATTACAAAGTTTAGCGAACTATCGCCAGCACTTGACGCTTTTACACAAGCCGTTACAGACTTTTTCGCAACCGACGAACCCGAGGGAAAGTAAAAGCCAAGGGCGACAGCGCTCCGTTAACTTGGCGTAAAGTTGAGCGCATCAGTTATGGGGAGTTAGGTTTAACTGAGGCTCAATTTTGGAAATGCACCCCGCGTTATTGGCGCTTAAAACTTGAGGGAATGCGTGAGGCACAGACGCAAGCTTATCGCAATCAGTGGGAAATTACACGCTGGGCCGTTGCCACAACTATGGCACCACACCTAAAAAAACCCATCGAGCCGAAACGCTTGTTAACTTTTCCATGGGAGGAGCCCGAGTTTATATCAATACACGAAGCAGTTAAGTTATATTCGCATGTCTTTGATAAACTTACACCAGACGCGATAGCATGAGCGCCCCCATTAAAATAGCCTATAACATCCTCAGCAATTACTCAGCGCTCACGGCGTTAGTTAGTACACGCTTAAACCCCTTGCGCATTCCGCAAGAGTCTGCTTTTCCTGCAATAAGTTACAACCTTGTTAGCATAATTACTAGCCCAACCAACACTAGCCACAGCCGTACAGACTTTGCACGGGTGCAGGTTAATTCTTTTGGCACTACATTCGCAAGCGCTACGGCGGTCGCTGAGCAAGTAAGGGCAGCGTTTGAGGCTGCTACATTGCCAGCAACTTTTAACGGCGTTAAATGTCAAACAATAGAACTAGACAGCGAGGTGCAATTAACCGACGACGAGGCAGGGTTTGCTGGAGTCTACCAAGTTTCACAGGACTTTATAATTAATTACACAAGGTAATGGCAAGGTCTTTAAACATAGTTATCGGCGCAGACATTGAAAAGCTGCAGAAAGGTTTTAACGATGCCGTCAGTGTAGTACAATCTAGCGGCAAGAAGATGAGCGAGGCGGCCGCAGAAACCGCTAAAAGCATACAGGATAGGCTTGCTTCTATTGCTACCAAAAACCCGACAGCGGGAACTGTTCGGCAGTTGACAAACCTAGCCATGGAGGCCAGGGCTTTGGGTCCTGAGTTTGCCGGGGTTGCTAATCAAATTATACAGCAAGCGGGTAGAATTAAGGATAGCATTGGCGATGCACGGGCTGAGGTTGGATATTTTGCAAGTGACACTAGAAGACTCGATGCGGTCTTGGGTGGAGTGCAAGCAGTTGCTGGGGCGTTTAGTGCGGTAGAGGGCGCTGCTGCTTTGTTGGGTGTAGAAAACAAAGAGCTACAGCAGACAATGGTAAAACTGCAAGGCGCTATTGCGTTGGTTAATGGAGTTACTGCAATCCAAAAAGCACTTGAACAAGAATCTATGTTCATGAAGGGGCTTAGCACTGCAGCAACAAAAGTGCAGACATTTGTTTTAGGGCAAG